CCATCAGACGCCGCAAAGAACGCTAATACATTTTTAAGGAAGAACCTCTCATTATCAGATAGATTTTCCCAATCTCTAATATCGTTAGATAAATCCACTTCTTCTGCCGTCCAAAACGCGGCTTGGTGTTGTTTATAAAATTCCCATATATCGTTATGTTCTATAGGGAAGATAACGAATCGGTCATTATTCGGTTCTAATATTTTTTCTTTCATTTTAAATTAATTTTGTTGTTGGTTTTTTTCTTTTCTCTTGTCTAACAAGTCTTTGATTCTTTGTCTATTTCTTTCTTCGGTTTGTTCTTCTAATCCTAAGAATGTTACTGAACTTTCAGTATCAATCTCCAACATACCATTGTCAAATTTACAATTCTCAAAGACAACACCATCATCACCAATCCGTGATTTAGTAATTGCGATTGTTGCTAATTTCATTTCTTTTTGTTGTAAAGATTTAGCCACGGAAATGATTACGTGTCCAACCTGTGCTTTTTTAATAGACCCACCCATTTGGTCGGTTGTAACAACATCAGACGATATTGAACTTCTATTACCCTGAGTCGCTGTCCATCCTACCAAATCAAGTTCGTGACACATAGATTCAAAACCTCTCATCACAGACCCTTCAGATTTCCATTCATCCCCCAAGTTTTTATCCGGTACCACACAGTCAATGTAGTCCAATAATACCATATCAATTTTGATTCCTTCTGAAATCATTTTTCTGATTTGATTCTTAATCTGCATCATTGTTACAGTATCGGATGGAAGTTTTTTAAGTATCAATTCATTAGGCATTTTTTCCTTAATTTCTTGAACTTTAGTTATTACTTCATCTTTTCTAATAGACAATTCATCCGGATGGATTTTTGTCCATAATGTAATGTGTTTACGTTGAATAATCTTTGGGTTATCCTCAAAGAATATTTGTAACACATTATATCCCAAATTAAATGCGTGATTTGAGATTTTTGTAAGTAAAGTAGATTTACCTACACCTGTTGGTGCTAAAATAACACCGATTTCACCTTTAGCCAACCCTCCTTTTAAGAGTCTATCTATCCCCGGAATACCCATTGGTATCGGATGACGATAATCCTCGTTTAGAACATCATCTAAATTGCTGAAAACACTTTCCGTTCCCTTATCGTGTTCCCCAACCTGAAGAGCTTTACTCACCATCTCTTCTAATGTGTCGTAACTCTCAAATTCACCAGTGTCGATGATTTTTTGAGCTTTAACCATTACTTTCTGTAACTCCTGTTGTTTACAGAACTTCATCGATTTTTCTTGCACAAACTCAGCCCCTTCAAGCGTAGACTCCTTAACTTTTGTAAGGGTATCAATAATTATTTTTGCTGCTAGAGGTTGTTGTATCTCAGATTTTGTAATTTGTTCTAATGTGTCAAAGGTTGGTGTGTGTTCGTATTTTGTATAATACTCCTTAATCATTTGGATGATTAATTTGAAATATTTATTCTCAAAATAACTTGTTTCAATCACATCTATAATTGACCGTGAAAAGTCTTTGTCGATAATGATTTGGTTTAGTAATTGTATCTGAAAGGTGCTACCTAGATACTCGAAATTTTTGTTTGACGCCATATATTTTTTCTTTTAGTGTAATAATAAATACTACACACTTAGGGTAACATCTAGATATTTTTTTGTTAAATTTTTAGATGAAAAGATGTCAGTCAAGTTCATCAATAGGTTTTTTAGGTGTGGGCGTACATCCACAGTATATCTTATCTTTGGAGGGTATACTTTTGCGTCCACCTGTCTATGACAAATTGTCACATCATTTTGTTTGATGAAGATGTTAAAGTACTCCGGACCGTCCGTATTAGACGTTTCCAAAATAGCCGGATTGTTAATAATTTCGTACAGATTATCCGTCATATACGTTACGGTTTTCAACGACAATTGTTTTTGAATGTCGTCTTTAAATTCACGAAGTAATTCGTAAAGTTCCAAAGAGTTTTTACCCTCATTATTGAACTCTCTCACGTTAAAAAATCTTTGCACAATGATGTTATCATTTACCATCATTAAGAATTCTAATTTTACCGATTCTTGGTCTTTCATAGCTTTAGTTAATTGTTTTTATAATTTCTTTTTTCTTTTCTTGTTAATTTCATAAAGGGTCTAACAAAATTCACCCAAGCATCATCCCCCTTTGGTAGATACTTAAAAAACCCGTCTTCCATCATCATCTTAATAAGTCCTCTATGACCCCTACCATCAGGGTCTAAAGTTTCTTTATAATACAATTCAACAAGTTCTTTAGCATCATCAGTAATTAATGGGTTTGATAAGTTTATGATTTTTTCATTTATCACAAAAAATTCATCACCATAAACACCACTTTTAGTTTTACCGGATAAAAGATTTTGTAATGTCTTATTATCTTTATTCTCCTTTAGTAGAGTTTCTGCCTTTTCTAAAATATCGGTGATTGAAACCGGTTTTTCAAGTAGCTCAGGAAAAAACTTTATAAGTGTTTTCTCCCCCAACCCTGAAATACCATCAATATTATCCGATTTATCTCCCGATAAAATTTTATAAGTTCTAATGTTTTGATGCGGAAATTCGTAAAAATCACATTTGATTTTACTTCCAACGTGATAAGTTTGTTTGGTTCTCGGATAAAACACCGATACCTTATCCGAGATTAATTGGGTAAGGTCTTTATCCCCCGAATAGATGGTCTTTTGTTCGTTCTCCGAGATTTGGCAGTAGTAAGCAATCAAATCATCTGCTTCGTTATTATCTACGTTGATTTGTCTTATATAACAGTCCTCCAAGTATTGTTTGATTCTTTCTTTCTGCTCAGTGAAAGAATCTAACTTATACTCGTTGTCTCTGTCTCTACGTTGTTCTTTATATTGGGGATAAATAAGTTTTCGAGTCGAAGAGTTATCATCACCGTCCCACATAACAACAACCTTATCAAAGTCTTGTTCGTCTATGAAACGTCTAATGGTATTCACAAAGTGCCATAAGGCACCTATGTGTTTTCCATTGTGATAATAATCTTTAACCCCGTGGAATCCAATCTTTACTAAATTGTTTCCGTCAACCAAAAGTGTTTTAGTCACTTGTTTTTGTTTGTATTCGTTACTACTCTTTTTCTTCTACCTCTTTTTCTTCTACCTCTTTCAAATCGTAATCACCATCTGTTCCGATGATATTCTTCCAATATTCAGAGTATTCTTTTTTGTATTTCTCAATAGACGCTTTTTCTTCGGTAGTTTCTTTACCTGCCAAGAATCCGTGAGGTGTTACAATAATCTTACCATCTTCATAACCCAATCCGTTGATGTGGTTTTTCATTACTGAGATTTTAGTTCTCACAGCAAATTTGATAGTTCTTTTATCTTTAGTCGCGGTAATCTTTGTTGTTCCCGCACCTTTTTCATTCCCGAAACGGAAAACTAATGAGGAGTTCAACCAAATCGCCTCACCACCTTTAGCCTTAATTTTAGGTTGTCCAAATGGATTATCCGGAAGTTCAACCCAAGGTTGGTTAACAATAACCAAAGTATTCTCATATTTAGAATCCGCTTTACGACTTCCCGATATTCTTTGATTGATACCCATACCAATTTTGTCAGCCAACGCCGCCGCGTTATGTTGTTTACCACCTTTACCTTCAAAAGTCATTTTACAAGGAACTGAACCAACAGAATCCCATAAGAACAATAAACTATAATCTAATTCACCTTTCTCTTGAGCGTCAAGTAAACTATTAATGTAATCTGTAATTTGTTCTATATAACTAAAGTTATTATTGAAGATGTAGAACCCGTCCCATTCTAATTCACCCGTTTCTTCATCAACCATTTCTTCACAATCAAAACCCATAAGTTTTGCGTGTTCAAATGACCACTTTTGTTCGGTAATAATGAATACCGGTAATATTTGTTTTTTCTGAGCATCAACAGCACATTTCACCAACGCAGTTGTTTTACCTGTATCTGAGTGACCCAAGAACATATTTAAGTGTCCTATAGCCGGTCCCGGAATACCAACAGCATCCAAAAAGTCAGGACCTAAGTCGAAAAACCTTTGTGGTTTGTATTTTGCAGATGTCGAGAATTTGTCCTTAATGGACTTAAAATCGTGTTTTTTAATCGCCATATGTCTAAGTTAAATTAATTTTTTGAGTTTTTTTAGACAAGTTGGACACTAATTATGTCTTAGTGTCCAAGTTATTTGTCCAAGTTTTTTTTTGATTAGAATGGCATATCATCATCCTCTTCAGCGCCCGCTTGTGGGTCAATTGGAGCCGATGGTTTAGAACCACCAAATGAAGTTTCACTTTCATCAGAGTTACCATAATCGTAACCACCTTTGTCAGTATTCCATTTTGGAGATTCGCCTCTTGCAATAGCTTCTAAGTATTCAACCGGTTTTTTAGAGTAAACATCTTCCCAAGTTAATTCATCGTTAACCCAACTTTCAGAAAGTTTTGTGTCTTCGTGAATTGGAGCCGCGTCATCATACATAACTGTCTGAATTACCGTGTAAACCGCCCCTTTTGGAGTTTTAGCTTTTGTTAATTCAAGGATAAGGTCTCTCCCTTTTTCAGGGTCAGCAATATCTCCTTTGTTTCTGTAGATAGGGATGATTTTGTCATAGATACCCTCATTTTTGTAGTTAGATTTAAATCTCCAAAATTTAACTCCATCTTCTTCGTTATCTCTATCGATAACTTTAACAATGTAGAATTTACGTGATAAATAAGTAGATGACAATTTTTTGTCATTTTCATTACCTGTCGAACGAAGTTCTTCGTAAACCTCAGTTAAAGGTGAACGTTCATTGTCATTTTTTCCCGGGTCATAAAATTTTTGGAATTTTCCATCAACTTGAATCTCGTGGTACCAAACTTCTTTAAATGGTGAAGAACCATCTGTAGTTGGTAAGATTCTTAATCTTCGTTGACCTTGAGTTTCCTTATCTGAAAGGATAGCCGCGAAGTATTTTTTCATTCTTTCTTCTTGTGTAAATTTTGAGGTAGAAGAAGTACTACCTTGTTTTGCTTTCTCGTATTGAGCCAAAACTGCGTCTAATGAATTTGTCGCCATAGTGTTTAAAATATTTAAAGGTTTATAAAAGTATAAGTGTCAGCCGTGTGTTTGTCAAATTGTTTTGTAAAAAAAAAAGGGTACTAAGACCCTTTTAATTATCTTACTTGTTGGAACCCTGATGAAGAATCATCAAAATTTCTAAATGTTTTTTTAATTTCGATTGGTGAATAATCTTGAACCTCATCTTGAGTTAAAACATACTCATTTTTTCCTGATTTTTCCATATCCTCTTCCTTATCATCAAAGAATTGACTTAATTTTTGATTGAATGGTCCTGAATCTAATGTTCTTAATTCTAATCTTTCTTGAGGAGTTTTTTCTCTATATTTTTCAATTTTCATTTCTAAGTCATTTAACTTAGTCATAATACCGTCCATTTCACCTAACTTAGATTCTAAATTATCTAAATGTTGGAATAGGTTATCAAAATATTCCTCTTGTTTTTGTTCAACTTTTTTCTGAGATTTTACTAAATCAGTAATATCCATTTCTTCAGTTTTACCTGTTTCTCCATCACCCTCAACTTTTTCAACATCAGGGTCATTGGATAAATCCACAGGTTGAGGTCCTGTAGGTGCTGCCGGTGCCGCCATACTTGGGTCAACAGGTGCCGGAGCACCTCCTGCCGGTGGTAAAGCGTTTGGGTCTTCACCCGGTGGTGGAGGTAATGTAGCGTCTTGCTCTACAATATAATTATTAATTGAATTATATCTAGCAATCTCTTCTAAAATCCTATTGTCTATTTTTTTCATTTTATCCGTTTAATAATTGTTTTACACCAGTTGTTGTTTCAACTTGAATTTTTCTATTTTGACTCATTGTTTTGTCAACTCTTTCTATTAGACCATCTTTCATTCTAATTGTATAACAATCTCCTGACTCTAAATCACAAATTTGTTTTGAACCGTTACCCATATCTTTTTCAGTAGTACGAGTTTTTTTACCTAAG